CCAAGCAAAGGCAAAAGCACTTGTATTTGAAGATGAACCCACAGTTGCCCAACTTGTATCTGTTCCGTTTGTTGTCAAGTATTTGCCTGAGTTGGTTGTTTGGCTAGGCGCTAAAGCATTAAAAGCCGTGTTAGCCGTAGTTTGACCAGTGCCACCATTGACTATAGCTACTACGCCAGTTACGTTAGATGCTGTACCAGTTGTATTTTGATTTAATGTTGGTATATCTGCCGTTGTCAGCGAACGAAAGGTGGGCGCGGCTGCCGATCCACTGCTAGGACCGGCAAATATAGCGTTTACGGCTTGCGTGGTCAATGTTCCGGTCAGCGTTCCGCTGCTGGTGACCGGAGAGCCGGAAACGGTCATGATTGACGGCAAAGACAAGGCAACAGAACTTACCGAGCCATAAGCCAATGCAGGAATGTCAGCCGTAGTCAGGGCGCGGAAGGTGGGCGCTGCGGGGGAGCCAGAAGAAGGACCGGCAAATATAAAGTTGGCCGTCGTCGTAGCAGCACCAGTGCCGCCTCGGCTTACGGCAAGCTGACCCGTCCAACCCAAGCCCATTGTCGTGGCAGCAATCAATGCCGTGCTAGGTGAGCCGCTTAAGGTCATGGTGACGTTGGTATCGTCAACTTTGTTTAGCGCAGCCGCAGTGATGCCGATAGTAGGTGTTGCCCCGCCTGTAGACGTAATTGGAGCCGTAGCACCAACCGAAGTAACGTAGGACAGCGCGGGAATGTCAGCGGTAGTTAACGCTCGGAAAGTTGGTGCAGCCGCTGCACCGCTGCTTGGTCCAGCAAATAATGTGTTGACCGATTGCGTAGTAAGCGTGCCGGTTAACGTGCCGCTGCTAGTAACAGGCGAACCCGATACCGACATGATGGACGGCAACGCCAAAGCAACTGAAGTGACATACGATAGTGCAGGAATATCAGCCGTGCCCAAAGCACGGAAAATGGGTACGCCCGCCGATCCGTTGGGAGCGCCTAAGAAATAGTTTGCCGTCTTGGATGCGTACGGGTTCAAAGTATCGCCGTAGGCTGTTGCCAAGCTAATTGCTGGAGTTGCACCACCGCTAGAAACAACAGGAGATGTTCCAGTCACCGAAGTGACAGTTCCTTGCGGGTTAGCCGCCGTTGTGATGCTGGTTACCCGCCCGTAGGTGTCAACAGTAATCACAGGGATTGCCGTCACCGATCCCGTAGTGCCAGCCGCAATTACGCCGCTTGCTAGGTCTATTACTGGCGTTAAGCCGCCCGTGCTAGTAATGCGTCCAGTTGTACCACTAACAGAACTAACGTAAGACAACGCTGGAATGTCTGCGGTAGCTAAAGCGCGAAATGTAGGCGCTGCCGCCGCGCCGCTACTGGGACCGGCAAAAATAGCGTTTACGGCCTGAGTAGTCAGCGTGCCAGTTAGTGTGCCGCTGCTGGTAACCGGCGAACCGGACACGGACATGATGGATGGCAATGACAACCCCACCGACGTAACCGTACCTTGCGGGTTAGCCGCCGTGGTAATGCTAGTTACACGCCCGTAAGTATCTACTGTAATTACGGGTATGGCTGTGACTGATCCTGTGGTGCCAGCCGCGATAACCCCGCTTGCAAGATCAATAATTGGCGCGGTGCCGCCCGTGCTGGTGATGCGGCCTGTAGTTCCGCTTACTGACGTGACGTACCCCAAACTGGATAAGTCTGCTGTTGTCAGAGCGCGAAAGGTGGGCGCTGCCGGTGCGCCAGACGTAGGTCCAGCAAAAACAAAATTGGCCGTGGTAAGTGCCGCGCCAGTGCCGCCTCGGCTTACGGCAAGCTGACCCGTCCAGCCAAGCGCCATAGTTGTTGCGGCTATTAACGCCGTGCTAGGCGAACCACTTAAAGTCATGGTGACGTTTGTATCGTCAGTCTTGTTCAACGCAGCCGCAGTAACGCCAATGGTCGGCGTCAGCCCGCCCGTAGATGTAATTGGGGCAGTTGCGCCTACTGAACTGACATAACTTAAACTAGGAATGTCAGCCGTAGCCAACGCTCTAAAGGTAGGCGCTGCTGCTGCACCGCTGCTAGGCCCTGCAAAAATTCGATTAATTGCTTGAGTAGTCAGCGTACCGGTCAACGTACCGCTACCTGTGACCGGCGAACCAGACACCGACATAATGGAGGGCAACGCCAACCCCACTGAAGTAACCGTGCCCGTTCCATACGGCAGCGCGGGAATGTCAGCCGTTGTCAGAGATCGAAAAGTTGGCGTAGCGCCCGCGCCGCTGCTTGGGCCAGCAAATAAAGTGTTAACCGATTGGGTGGTTAGCGTACTGGTAAGCGTGCCACTGGCTGTAACCGGCGAACCCGTAACCGCCATGATGGAGGGCATGGAAAGCGCCACTGAGGTGACATAAGCAAGCGCGGGGATGTCTGCCGTAGCTAAAGCACGGAAAGTCGGTGTAGCGGCAGCCCCACTGCTTGGTCCAGCAAATAAAGTGTTGACCGATTGGGTGGTTAGCGTGCCGGTCAACACACCGCTTGTGGTGACCGGAGAACCAGACACCGACATGATTGTTGGTAATTCTAACCCTACCGAAGTGACTGTACCGGTGCTGCTGGTGGCCGGTTGTGGTGGAGGGCCAACTTGCAAGTCATCTAGCGAAGTTTGATTACCGCCAGAGCCAGCTAAATTAAAAAGATTAAGAAAAAACCTGTACCACTCACGCGAAATCATGCCGGTGCGAGGGTCGATAACTTCAACCCGCGAAGACGGAATATTCGTGATATTTTGTTGTTCAGGCATTGGTGGGCGTCACATAAAGTTGTGCGCCCGTGATTGCTATCTTCACGGGGTCGGTGCCCGATATTTCGTAAACCCTGTCGCGCAGCTTTAGAGTCATGCCAAGGCGGCGGTAGATAGCCCGCTGGAAATAAGCGCCCACCTTACCCACCGAAATAGAACGCTCGTTAGACCAAGTATGACCGCCATCGTCGGACCAGCGCAAGATCATTTGGGGGTCGTCGCCTTGGCCGGAATTGATGCCCACGCCGGTTTCGCAATTGATTTGCAAGGTATGCTGAGCCGAGCGTTTAAGGTTGTTGGTGCCAGATGGCAGCGCCCGCCAAGACCGCAGCCACTTCTGAATGTCGCCGTTGTCGGCGTATTCTTCCATGTCAAAAGCGTAGATGTTGCCATTCTCAAAGTCCCCAACAATGATTTCATTGTTGTAGGACGCCTGGCAGTTGGAGCGGTGGCGGACAAAATCGCCGTTATCCCACCCAGCACGTTCGTGCCAGACTTGGGTGGCAACGTCATACACCCAAGTGGTCTGCGCGGCGGGAAAGATCAGCACATAAAAGGCATGGCCGTCTTGCTGGTATGTGTAACCTATGGCGTCCGAGATGTCGCCGTACTGCTGGATTTGCCACTCAACGGCATGGGTGGACACCCGCAAGCCGGTGTAGCCGTTGGCTTTGTACACAATACCCCGCCCACGGGCATCAGAACCTAGCCAGAACAGTCCGTTATCGAGTTTGGCTACCGAGTATGGCGCAGAACATCCAATCTCATTAAAAGCGCCTTGGATGCGTTGTAGCGGGAAGTCAGGTAGGCCAGCGTCGTACCAAACTTCAATTGAGTTGGTGCCAAACAGCCACGCCTCGCGGTGGTCAACAATCAGCGATACCAGGTGGTCAGGATCGCCCTCGGCGCTAGCAAAATCCAGCGGGTCAACGGACAGGCCGTCTAGCAAGGCAGTCACCCAAACGCGGCTGCTGTTTGGCTCGTTAAATACAAAGTACCCATCCAAATAGCCCACCTTGACTGCGCCAGGAAAGTCAGGGTCTGTGATTTGGGCAAATACGTTAGTGGTGGAATTGAAGATGTAGCCGTCAGGGTTGCAAGCTACAAACAATTGCACGCCGTTGTCCGACATTGACACCGGACCCGTGCCGGTGACCGTGCCCAGCAGTGTCAGCTTCCACGCCGAAGTTGTTGGGTACAGGCTTGCTTGGTACAGGCTGTCGCCCGATACCACGTACATATACGCACCCAAAACCCACAGGCCGCGAATCGGGCCCTCGCCAACAGCCACCAACCGGCGCAAGCCTGGTGCGCGAGAAAGGAAACCCGCAGACATACCGCCCTCTGGCACCGCCTCGGGGTACA